GGCCAGAACTACGAGAACCGATACTGGTTCGATCGCCGCGACGGCACCCTGAGCAGCGAGGTGACCACCGTGGTGGAGACCAAGGAGGACAGCCGGCGCCGCACGGTGGAGACCCTTCGCCGCAAGGATGTGGAGTGGTCCCTGGTGTTGGGGTACCTCCCGTGGTACTTGGTGGACGCGCTCACCGAGATCCCGGCGTGCGACACCGTGGAGCTTCGGATGCCGGGCAAGGACACGTGGGATACACTCCGGCAGGTGTCTGTTGTGGCCGAGGCCGACGAGGTGGGCGGGGACTGCCTGAAGCTCGTGACCGTGAAGTTTCGCTTGGACGAGGCAACGGTCAGTACCGGGTGCTGCGGACCATTTAATGCCCCGTGCTCGGCCCCCTGTACGACCAATGTGCTGGGCTTCTTCGGGGACGAATCCGCGACCGGCACCTACATCCGACCCGACAGCCCGCAGTATTACACCTACAACGCGATCACGCTCACGCGCACGCCGAATGTGCCCTGCTCTTCGCGGATCGTGCAGACCGCCGAGAGCTTCGGGGCACACCGGCTGCTGTACTGGACCGGGGACGGCGGATGGGTGGCCTTGTGCGAGATCACGGAGGCGGCTTGCGCCAGCGGCATCCTCAGCCTCACGGCGAACATGCAGGGTGCGTTCATCGGCCTTCTGCAGGTGAGCTACGACAGCGGTGCCACATGGGTGGATGACGCGCACGCCTACAGCGCCTCCGACCTTGGTAGTGGCGTTGAAATGGAAGTAACCGGATCGGCCACCGTGCGCGTGAAGGTCATGGGCGCGGACGATTGCTTGATCGGCTACAGCACCGAGGAGGAGTTCACCTGCCCCTGAACGCTTCGTTCATTTGATGCCGCGACCGGTGTTGCGGACGCTGTTGGGGGATACGTTTGCCTCGAACAACGCCCGCAACCATGGCATCCATCGAGACAATCACCTGCCCGACCGATTGCTCCGCGATCCTTCCGACCGTGAGCTTCAGCTCCTGCGCACCGGCCTTGCTCCAGGCGCAGGTGAGCGTCATCTACCTGGCGAACGACGGGTACCCGCTGACGGACTGGACGGACCCTGCTGAGTGGGCCAGCCGCATCGACAACAGCAGCACGAACGCGAACGCGATCCGCGAGCTGACCGTAATGGGTACCATCGGTGCCCCCAGCCAGACGGAGAAGAAGATCAGCGGCCTGCGCCGCATCTACTCCCAGCAGGAGTTCACCCTGACGGCCACGGTGGACGACAACAGCGACACGAACTACGAGGCCGCCCGCGCCACGGGCTGCAACCGCCAGTACCGCATGTGGTACGGCACCCTCGGCGGGAAGCTGTACGGCGGCAACACCGGCATCCTGGTGAACTGGCGCGGCTGGGAGGAGATCGCCGAGAGCGACGACGAGTACGCGGTGCTCAAGCTGGAGATGAAGTTCAAGAGCCAGCTCGCCCCGTTGCGCATCGACAACCCGATGGCCTGATCCGAGGGGAGAACCTGTAACACCGAACGACCATGGCAGTGACCTGCGACAACATCAGCATCAGCCTGGAGGAGCTGCTGAACAGCCTCTTGGTGAAGGACGATGCCGGCAACTACGGCCTGCGCACCAAGCGCGTGAGCGCGGCGGCCGCGGACATCGTGGATGTGCGCCAGTGCGGTGGGGTGAACCTGACCGTGGAGCAGATCGCCCGCTACATCATCGGTGTGAGCGATGACGGCAAGCCGGCCATCATCCTGATCGAGGAGACCTGATCGACCCAACGAACCATGAAGGGGCCGCCACGTGCGGCCCCTCTTGCAATGTGCGAGCAGTACGGCATCGAAACCATCGCCCGGAAGGTCATCCAGTATGACCCTGCCACCGGCTGCTCGGGGCTGTCGTTGCTCTCGCTGAACGAGGTTGGTGAGCTCACGTGCGACGAGGCGGGCCGTGGGCACGTGTCGCTGCTGGAGGAGCTGTACGACGGCACCACATACCTGCGCTGCTTCAGCGTGGCCGAGACGGTGGCCAATGTGTGCGACACATACACCGAGGTGCCATACGCCGAGACCCGATCGTTGACCGACCTGCTGGCAATGGCGTGCGGACGCGACAACGACGGCGTGCTACGGCTCCGCGTGGTCTACATCCTGGACGCGCAGGCATCCTGCGAGGGGTGCGATGTGGGGGGTGTGGCCCAGCGGGTGGCGCGCTCGTTCCGGGCCAAGGATGGGCTGGTCTACCTGGTGGTCGCGCCGCCGCAGAGCTCGGATCCCGTGGCGCTGACCTGTGACAACGCGAACATCGAAACACAGACCCTTGTGGCCGGAGCGCTGGCGGCCGTGGGTAGCTGCGGAACATATGCCTGGCGCGCAGTGCTGACATGATGCCCTCCGAAGCCGCCGCAACACCGACAAGCGTTCTACTGTGGGCCGTCATGGGCCTCGTTGCCGTGGTCGGAACGCTGGCCGCCTACATCGCCAAGAAGTACGAGCGCGACCGTCGGGACAGCAAGGAGGAACGGGCTTTGCTCCTCCAGGTCGTGAAGGACAACACTGCCGCCATGACACGGTTGACCACCGTGGTGGACGGCGTACAGAACACCCTCAATCACTACATCGATGAAGAGCGTTGAAGTCGCGGTCCTGTTGGCCGCCGTGCTGGGGTTCGTAGGCCGCGAGGCCATGGCGATCGCGTCGGGGATCAAGGGCAACGAGAACAGCCCCGACACCTTCTCGCTGCGGTACTACCTGAGCCGGTCGAAGAACGTGGCGCTGTTGGTGAGCAACGCATGCGGCACGGGTATCCTGCTGCTGGCGCGCCACGAGGTGCTCGGCCTTGCCGGAAGCATCCCGTTCGTGAGCCAGTACCTCGGCAGCGGAACCCCTGTGCTTGTCGGCGGCACCATCGGATTCACCGGTGCGCATGTGCTGCGCTGGATCGCCAAGAAGTTCACCTCTGACACCAGCGACCAGGATGGGCAGCAACCTTGACCAGAACAGCCTCGACCTGCTGAAGTGGTGCGATGACCGCCTGGCCGCGGTCATGCAGGCCGCCTCGCTGGTCACGCCGTTCCGGTGGAGGGTGATCCAGACCTCGCGCACCATCGAGCAACAGCGGGCCTACTTCCAGGCCGGCAACAGCAAGGTGAACCCCGACGCCTACATCGGCAACCTGCCGGGCCTGTATGCCGCGGCGAAGCACATCACCGGGCCGGGCATGCTGAAGAGCCGGGCGGTGGACGTGGCGCTGGTGGGCAAGGAACCGTACCACGTGCCGAGCCTGTGCTACCTTGCGGGCGTGGTGAAGGCGCTGGCCGACCTCCAAGGGGTGCCCGTCCGGTGGGGCGGAGACTTCGATCGGGATGGCATGCTGCTGGAGCCCGGTACCTTCCAAGACCTCCCCCACTTCGAGATCGACGCATGAAGCGCTGGCACCTGTACGTCCTCATTGCCCTGCTGGCCGTGGTCTGCTGGCGGATGTGGATGGAACGGGACGGGCGAAAGGATGCCGAGCGGTCGTGGCGGGAATCGGACGCGGTGGCGGACAGCCTGCGCCGCCTGATCGAACACCAGCGCCAGGTGGAGGACGTGCGGCTTGCCCGCGGGCTGGACAGCCTGCGCCACCACCACGACAGCCTGATCACCGCGCTGCTCACCCGATCGAAGGATGCCTACATTCGTCACCATGAAGCGGCTCGTGCTCTCCCTGTGCCTGACAAGTGGCGCTACATGGGCGTGGTCGCAGTCGGGGTCGATACCGCTGCCGCTGGACACCCTTGACCACTGGCACGCGGTGAAGCTGACCACGGAGGACGTGGCCAAGGACTACAAGGTGCTGTACACGGTGAAGCGGGTCGAGGCCGACACCTGCGCCCGGTTGGTGGCATCACAGGCCGGCACGATCACCCGCCAAGGCACCCTGCTTGAGCGGTGCGGGGCGAACGTGGAGAGGCTGGAGGAAGACCGGGACCGATGGTTCCGAGCGGCCGAGCGCCGGAAAAAGGCGGCTCCTTGGCTGGTGTTGGCCGGGTTCGTGGTCGGGGTGGTCGTTGGCGGGCGGTAACCGTTGGTCACAATTTTTCACGGGCGTGAAAAATTGTGTACTTTTGGGCCGTGACCGAACAGCGAAATACCCCTACAACGATGAGCCGCCTCTTCACCCCATGCCAGAACGAACAAGTGGTTGCACTTGTGACCCGCGCTTTTGACGCCGATGGAATGCTGGTGAGCAAAGGCAAGCGCAACAACCAGAAAGAGGCCCGTGCCATCCTTGAGAGCGGCGCCGACACCAGTGGATACGTTGGCAACTACGAGGCCCACACCAGCCTGCTCATCATCGCTTACCCGAACGCCCAAATATGAGCAGCCGACCGCTGGACATCATCACCGAACCCGACAACACCATCATCTACATGATCAAGCCCGGGGATTACATCTTCTACAAGACCAAGGAGTTCGGCCTATGGCCTGCCGTGGTCGAAATGGTCGGTAAGCGGTGGCTGCGCATTGAAGGTCCGACCGGGAAAATGATCTGGGTATCCAAGTCGAACTGCCAGCTTCAAGAGGAGTGGCGCAAAGAGAATGAGCAATGAGCAGGCCCAAGATTTCATCCAAGGAGCAGACGCTGGCAATGCTGCCGGGCGAAGCGCGATGCGTATACATCATGGAGTGTGGATGGTGCGGCAGCGACATCGAAGTAGATGCCGACACTCAGCAAGAAGCACACAAGGCCTTCATTGAGCAAGGTGTGCGGGAGGTAGATACCGATGACGTTACGGGGTTGTTCTGTGCCGAATGTGTTGAGGCAGCGCGCAAAAACAAACTCGAAGCATGACCCCCAAGCAGATCGGCGACAGTATCACAGCCGCTTCGTTTCTGATCCAAAACACCGCAAACACACCCCCCCCTGAACGATGACACTCTACATCTATCGACTCGCAGACAATGTGATTGTCGCAACGGTAACCGGCGAAACGAACGAAGAATGCGAGGCCAAGGCTGAGGCCACCTTGTACAGCACCAACGATCATGGTTGGTCTTACGCGAACTCCCAACTCATCCACGCCCAATCCCCCAACAACACCCCGACCCGCTTCATTTCGGCATACAGCTGGAATAGCACGGAATTCTACTTCAACACCCGCAACCTCACTTGGGAGCGCGCTGAGGACACCTGCCTGACCGCCGCGCACGAGGCCACCGATGCCGACATGGCCGAGGCTATGGCTGCGGCCCGGCGCGAGGACTTCGCCGCCGACCGTATCGCTATCCACCAGTACGTTGAGGTATGATCGCCAAGGCAACCGGTAACACCCTGTGACTATGGACGGCCTGAACAACCCCGACCAGCTCACCGAGATTGTGTCGCTCGCGCTGAAGATGCGCGAGGCGCAGAAGGAATACTTCAAGACCCGCCGCAGCGATGCGCTTGCCGATTCCAAGCGCCTTGAGCGCGAGTTCGACAAGGCCGCCGACGAGTTCTTCAACCCACCTCAACCGAACCTGTTCAATGATCCATCCTGAGCAACTGCCCGACATTCCCGACACACTGCGCGACCGCTTGTTCATCAAGGAGGCCCGCGCGAGGTTCCGCGAGAAGCACGGCCGGCGCATCGAGGTGGCCGAAATTGCTGCGGCCGTCTTCACCGACGCTGAGACCATCGACCGCAGCGAGGCCCGAAAGCACCAGATCATCTCTCGCTGGAACAACGGTCATGCGATGCGCATGGCAACGCCACACCGGCTGGTGCGGCTGGCGCAGGTGCTGGACACCACCGTCGAGAAGATCCTGACCGGGGAATGATGGAGCGCACCGCCTCCCGCGACTACGCGATTCTGTCGCTTGCCGTAGCCAATGGGTTGCTGCTGGATCGGGACAAGGCGGCTCGTGTCCGGGCCTTCAACGCGGTGCAGCGGAAGCCCTCTGGCACTCGCACTTTCGACGTACCTTACACCGAGATCAAGGCCAAGCCCTCCGGCCATGTGGAGGGCACAACGACATAACGAGCAACGATGTCTCAACCAGCCCAGCAGCCACCGGCTGCAACCCCGCCCAAGGAGGCGGCGCAAGTTCCACAGGTAGCACCCAGCCCGCTTGACCGATTCGATGCGGCGCGCGATCGGTGCGTGAAGATGTTCGGATCCGAGGTCCGCTTCATGGAGGAGGCCACCTTCCTCTTGGCGGCCGTAAACAATACCCCGGCGCTGCAGGAGTGCACCCCTGCCAGCATCAACGGTGTGCTTCTGAGCATCGCCAGCACCGGCCTGAGCCTGAACCCGGTCCTGCGGCTCTGCTACGTGATCCCGCGGAACATCAAGGTCAAGTCCGCGAACGGCGGCGAGAAGTGGGAGAAGCGCGCGCAGGTGGAGCCTTCCTACATGGGCTTGATGAAGCTCGCCACCGACAGCGGTGCCGTGCGCTCCTTCGAGGTGCACGAGGTTTGGGGAGGCGACGACTTCGAGTTCGACCTCGTGAACAAGCGGCCGGTTCGGCACAAGCCATACTGGACCATCGGCCAGCAGCGTGGCAAACTGATTGGGGTCTACGGATTCGCCACCCTGGCCGACGGCTCGGTCATCCCCGAGCATATGGGGGCCGATGAGCTGGCGAAGATCCAGTCGAAGAGCGACAACCGCGGGGGCAGCATCTTCACCGACTGGCAGGGCGAAATGGCCCGCAAGTCGCTCGTGAAGCGCCTGCAGAAGTACCTGCCGCGCACCGAGCAGGCCGTGAGGTTCATGGAGGCAGTGGAGCTGGACAACCAGGGCATCGACCTTGCCCGGCCGAGCGATCCGAACGCGGCACTGGCCGCTCGGGTTGACGAGCTGCGCAACAAGGCCCGCGAGCTCTTCAAGGACTACAAGGGCGAGGACAGGGGCGTCCTGAAGCAGAAGGCCGCGGCCGAGGCGCTGAGCGGCAAGCAGAACCCCGAGTTCTGGGAAGAGCTGATCCTGATGCTGCAACCTGAAACCGCACAGGCATGAGGCTCTCCGAACTGCTCCGCGTCCCGCCGTCCGAGTGGACGGACGAGATGATCCAGGCCACGAAGATGGCCGAGGCCGACAACGTGTTCTCGGCCAACATGGGGGAGACCGAAGACGAGAAGCTGGTGGCGCGGCTGATGCGTAAGGGCTTCGTCCTCGGTATTGGTGAGGTGCTGGACCTACTCAAGCTGATTAAGGGATGAGCACCATCTACCTCCCCCCGGGCATCATAGAGGGGCCGAAGTACGGCACCGAGGCGTGGAAAGAGGCCCGCAGAGGCAGGGTCACGGCCAGCCGGTTCGGTGACGTGATGAGCGAGCCCCGGTCGAAGGCGGCCAAGGATGCCGGCCTGCTGTCCGAAATGGCCACCGGCTACATGATGGAGATCGTAGCCTCGGCCATCACAGGCGAGGACCGCGTGGGCGGCAAGTCAGCGGCCATGGAGCGAGGCGTGGACAAAGAGAGCGATGCGATTGACACCTACGCCTCCTACAAGTTCTGCACGGTGGAGCCTGGTCGCCTCCTGCTGAGGTCCGAGGGGCTGGTCGCTGCCACGCCTGACGGCTTTATCGAGGAGGATGAGGACGGTCCCGGCCTGCTGGAGGTGAAGTGCCCGGAGAGCCGGACGCACCTTAAGACATGGTTCAGCCGCCAGCTCCCCGAGGAGTACGTCGAGCAGGTCCACGGCCAGATGTGGGTGGCCGGCCGCGCGTGGTGCGACTTCGTGTCCTTCGACGACCGGTTCCCCTCTCCGATGCGCCTGGTCGTGATCCGCGTCTACCGCGACGAGGATCTGATCCAGGCTATGAGCACCAAGGTCGGCAACTTTGAGGCCCTGGTCGCGGAGAAACTGGCCTCGGTTCGCCAGTTCTTGGCCGAGGCATCGCCTGCCGAGGAGCGCGCGGTCCAGGATGCGCTCGGATCACTTACATTTGACGCCGAGGGATGAACCCCTCCGCTGGGCCAGCAGCGATGAAGCAGACCCCAACGACACGCCCCTCACGGGCTCCTGAAGCACCCTGGCCGGTGTGGATGGGGAACGTGGGGGGCGCTCCTTTTGCACCATGATCGAGCGCGAGGGATACGTGAAGCTCCACCGCCGCCTGCTCGAATGGGAGTGGTTCGGGGACAGCAGCACCATGCACGTCCTGCTGTGCCTCCTGCTGAACGCGAACTGGAAGGAAGGGAGGTGGCTGGGCCACGTCATCCCGCCCGGATCGGTGGTCACGAGCAGGGAGAAAATAGCCGCCCAAACCGGCCTGACCGAGAAGCAAGTGAGGCGCGCTCTGGACAACCTCGAACAGGGCCGGGTAATTGAGCGCGACAGGGCCGGGAAGGGTCAGCTTGTAACCCTTGTCAATTGGGCAAAGTATCAGGTCGCCGACGAAATCAGGGCCGACAAAGGGCCAGCAACGGGGCCGACAAAGGGCCAGCCGTTGGGCCGGCAAAGGGCCGGTATAGAAGAAGGTAAAGAAGGGAAGAAGAAGAAGAAGAGAACTCCTGAAGGAGTTCTTGCGGTTGAACCGCAGCTGCCCCTTGACGTTCCTGATGCCTCAAGAACCGAAGACCCCCCAGCCCCCCGCGCGGACCACCGCGACCCGGATGTGCAGGCCGTGGTGGACTACCTGACCAGCCAGCTTCAGGCCAAGGGCATCGCCCAGAGCCTGGACCGTACTTGGATCAGGACGAAGGGAGGCAGGGACATCGACGCGAACCGGGCTGATGCGCGCCACCTGCTCCAGCGGTTGGCGAAGGACTACCCCCGCCACAACCCGGTGGAGAGCGCGAGGCGCCTGATCGATGTGGCGCTGGCGAGCAGCTTCTACGCTCCGAAGTGCACCACCGTCGGGTACCTTTACCGGAAGATGAGCGAGATCATTGCCAGCAGCAAACGAACGAAGACCAATGGACCAAGACAACCGCAACAGGGCCTTGCCGACAAAGCCAACGGAGCCCTCCAGATCCTTCTCGCTGGCGCTGTACCAGCGGGGGACGCTGGCGGAGGCCATCCAGACCCCATCGCTGCTGAGCCTGGCGCGTGAGCGAGGGCTGGAGGTGGTGGCGGCCGGGGTGGTCGCAGCGCTCACCGAGGCGGATGCGCTGCTGGGCGGCGGGATGTCGGCGGAGCAGATAGCGCTGCTGGCCCGGTCGTTCATGCAGGACTTTGGGGGCCGGCCGGTGGGCACGATTGTTCAAGCGATACGGAGCGGGACCAGGATGGCGACGGTGGGCCACAAGCTCACCTACCCTATCCTGTGCTCGTGGATCGCGGCAATCGATGCGGAGGTGGAGGAGGCGAACTTCACGGCTCACAACAGCACGAAATGAACGCCCCCGAAGCGAGCAAGTTGCCCCCCAGCGCACCGGAGCTGGAACAGGCGGTCATCGGGGCCTGCCTGCTGGACCGTGACGCATTCGGAGATGTGGTCGGCATCCTTCGTGCGGGGCAGTTCTACGAGCGGGCGCACGTGGCCATCTACGCGGCCATGGAGAGCCTGTACGAGGCGAGCAAGCCGGTGGAGCTGCTGACCGTGGTGCAGGAGCTGCGGCAGGACGGCAAGCTGGAAGAGGCGGGCGGAGCATTCGCTGTCGCGCAACTGAGCAGCAAAATGGCCAGCGCGGCGAATGTGCAGCACCACGCCCGCATCGTGCTCGAACAGTGGGCCAAGCGCGAGGTGATCAAGATGGGAGCGGAGGCGGTTCGCGCGGGCCACATGGACACGCAGGACGTGTTCGACCTGATCGACGGTACCGAGCAGGCCCTTCAGCGCCTCACGGACGCGATGGGATCGCGCGGAGGCATCAGCATCGCCCAGGTGGCCGAGGAGTTCATGGAGAGCCTGGAACGCGACCCAAAGCCGCGGCACAGCACCGGGCTGCAGGAGCTGGACAATGTGCTCGGAGGAGGGTGGACCAACGGAGAGCTTGCCATCCTTGCGGGCCGCCCGGGCATGGGCAAGACCTCGGCCGCCCTTTCAATGGTCTACGCATCGGCAATGGCCGGCCACGCGACCGGGTTGTTCAGCATGGAGATCGGCCAGGAGCGCACGAACCTCCGCATGGTGAGCATCGGCACGGGCATCCCGATGGCGGTCCTGAGCAAGGGAAAGGGTATGAGGCCGGAAGACCTGAAGGCCGTGCACGAGCACCACGGCATCTACTCGAAGCTGCCGGTATGGTGTAATTTCTCCTCGGCGCTGACCTTGGCGGAGATCAGGAGCGAGGCCAGCCGGATGAAGCGTAGCGGCAAGGTGACGGCCATCATCATCGACCAGCTCGGATGGATCCTGCCCCCGGCGAACGTGCGCGACTCGGTAGGGGCGATAACGCGGGGCCTGAAGCGCATCGCCAGCGACCTGGACATCCCGGTGGTGGTCCTGCACCAACTGAGCCGGGCGGTGATGACGCGGGCCGACAAGGTGCCTCAGCTCACTGACCTGCGGGAGAGCGGAGCGGCGGAGCAGGACGCCCAGGTGGTGGTGTTCGTCCACCGGCCGGAGTACTACAACATCATGGACGACGACCGCGGCAGCACGCGGGGCATGGCCGACCTGATCGTGGCAAAGAACTCGAACGGCCCGACCGGCGTGGCGCGGGTGCGGTTCGAGGCGCAGTGCACGAAGTTCAGCGACCTGATCTCTGGCGAAGCGAAGGAGGCGGAACCCGAACCCGAAACACCCACAGACCCACTACCCTTCTGACCATGACCACCCAACCCCTGCGCGACACCCTCCGAAAGGTGCTCAACGCCCGCGAGGCCATGTGGAAGAAGTCGGTGGGCAACCCGCGCTGGGATCGCATCCGGGTGGCCATGGGCAAGGCCGAGGAGTTCCTTCGGAGCTACCCATACGCCGACAACTGGAGGGTGATCGAGTGGTGCCACGCTCACCGCTGGGAGGTCTACCTGCTGGTGCCGTCGAATCGCAAGGAGACGCTGGCCCGACTGATGGGGAAAGATGCTACCTTGGCACCGTGACCGGACTACGATGCAGACGTTGAAGCTCGTCTCCCCTTGCTGCCAGGCCAAGTGCCGCGTGAACATGCGCGACGGCGGCTACTTCTGCACCAAGTGCGGAAAGGACGCCGCGCCACGCCCCGAGAAGAAGCAGGCGAGCACCCTGAGCGCCGTGCGCAAGCCAACCGGAGAGCGCGAGCTGTTCATCCGCCTGTGGGCCCAGCAGAAGGGCCTCTGCGCGGTGAGCGGCGAGAAGCTGCTACCGCCCGAGCACCAGATGTTCCATTGGCAGGGATCGCACCTGCTGCCGAAGGGGACCTACCCCGAGGACCGCCTGAACCCCATGAACGTGGTCATGATCCTGCCGAAGTACCACGAGCAATGGGGGGCCGAGGGTGACAAGTCGAAGCTGGTGGCGCGTGATGCGCGCTGGAAGCCCATCGTTGACCTGTACCACATGCTGCTGGAGCGGGCCAAGCAGCGCAAGCGATACCAGACCCATGGGAGTGAAGGTCAGTGAGGAGGAGCTGGCGCGCATGCAGGCGCGCGTGAGCGGGGCGGTCCAGAAGGCCGCGGAACCGGTTCGGGCCACGCTGCCGGCTCAGTTCGTGATCTTGGGGCACGCTGTGAGCGTGAACAAGAGCAGCACCATGGCGAAGACACCGGCCAAGGGGATGTTCATCACCAAGACCGCAGAGCGCAGGCAGTGGGACGCGCTCATGATCAACCAGCTTCGCGCGCAGTGGAACCTTCGCCTGCCGATCGACGAGGAGGTGTTCTTGGTCTTTGATGTGCACCTGTCGGCCAACACGATGGACGTGGACAACTCGCTGAAGCCGCTGCTTGATGCGATGCAGGAGGCTGGCGTCCTGAAGAACGACCGGCTCGTCCGCCGCGCGACCATCACCAAGCACGTTGACCGGCACCGGCCGCGTGTCGAGGTCATTGTGTACCCATCAACCCTGAAGCCACTCTGAAATGCAGACCATAACCAAGGCGTCCGCGCCAACCCTCCGCAACCTGCTGCTGCTGGCCAAGCAGCGGGCCATTCGGATCAACATCGGCGTGGCGGCGCGGGACATTGCAGACCCCCGGAACCTGGTCACGATCCAGGTGACGCCAGCCAACGAGGCGGACCTCCGGGTCGCGGCCTTCACGGTCGAGATCGACATGCGGGACCAGACCATTTCGATGCGCGCGTGGTCCCGCATGTTCGATGCTGTGGACACCCTCGCCCCTCAACGCCGGATATTGACCATCGAGAAGTGATGTACGCGCCGGAATGGCTCGACCTGTCGTCGGCACATGAGGTCCGAACCGTTGTCGGCTTTGGAACTGCGTGGCTCGTCAATTTCCCGGCCGACGAACAAGACGACGAGGCATTCGACCCCGGACAGGAGGAGGATGCGGACGCCGCACGCGAGGACGTGGTTTCGCGCAGCTACGCCAGCCGATACCTTGTGGTGCGCGGGGATGGATCGGAGATCTGGACATCTTCAGCGCAGGAGGCGGACAGGCTCCTCGGAGC